GAATTGTGATAGCGAGGCCAGAAACCGAATTCGTCCGCTTCAAGGCGGGGAGTTCCGTTCTGGGACCTAGAGTAACATCAACGGTCTCATACGGTTCTGTCGCGATTACGACAGTCGCTTCTAGATCCGTCGACTATAACGTCAAGATGTACGGCACCCTTATCAACCGTAATGGTTGGGATGGTGCTGTGCAAGATCTTGGGTTCGGTTGGCGGCAGTGGGTTCCATCCCTCTGGGAGCTGATTCCTTATTCCTTCCTGGTCGATTACTTTACCAACATTGGTAATATAATCGATGCCCTAGCCATTAATCGTGCGCTAGTTGCATGGATAAACATCGGGTCTAAGAGATCTGAAAATGCTTCAGTCATCTCTATAGCCGGTGTGTTTCCTGCATCCACCCCAACTTTTAGTAAGGGTGGGAGCATCTCTCCCGGGTATTTACCGACAAGTTCGAAAGTCACCGTGACAAGATCCCCATACCTCGGCTCTCTTGTACCACCTTTGGTATATGAGATTCCGGGATTGGGGATGCAGTGGATGAATATCACTGCTTTGGTGACCCAAGCTCTTGCTTCATCCTCAAGAATCCGTTCTTGAGATTGGGAGTACTCCCTCGGTAGGGATTGCATGGTACTCTCTCCTACGTTCCGAAGGTATCAACCTCCATGTTGAGATACATCCTATCTCCGTTTCAGCGGCTCCAATCCTGGAGCCCGGATGCGTCGATCACGGGTGCGACTGTAACAGGTCTCACCACACCTACGTATACGCAGGTGGACGACACGCCGCCGAGTTTCTCGTCGAAGCAGAAAACCGTTACCGCCCTTGGCGGTACTCAGGGTTCTGCAACTGCGAACACGGCGTCGAGCCCGTTTACGGCAACGTTTCACAAGCCGGCTCCTTTAAAGAGCCTGCCTGCAGCGAATCCGTTGACGGGACTTCGTGCATCGATTCCTGTGAACCAGTATCGACTGGTAATCCGAAAGGGTTGCTTCGTCGCCTCTGGTGTTCCCGCGCAGATCACCGGTCGAGTTCTCATCGATCTGCCTGCCGGGGTGGAGTCTTATAATCCTGACGAGGTTCGGGCGTTCACCAGTTATCTGGTCGGTCTCCTCAATGAGGAGTCGGCAGACCTGGCGGATACCCTGTTGACCGGTGTCCTCTAACGAGGGTCCGTTCAATGCCAAGAGCGTCTTGCGCATCCTTGCGTGGGACCTCCTCTCGGCTCTCGTCACCTGGTCGATAGCGCGGCTTTCTCAAGCTGCGCGACTAATCCGAGGTCGTTCCGACCCTCCGGCTTAGTGTCACCAGTGGATTTATCTCTCCATAGCAGGAAACATTGCGATGATCACATCCGATGCTCTTTTGCAAAGCCTCAAAGAGGATTTGCTGGATCAGAACTTACCTTTTCAGGGTGCGTTCTGGCCCGGGATGTCTATCACAGAGGCTGCAGCTGTTTCGATCTCTAACTCTCTCCTTAAAAAGTGGGAGCATGAGTCCACCGAAGCGGCAGATTCAGCAGCCCTTGTGAAATTCCTCGAAGCGAATCATCGCTGCGGGGAATGGACTCTACCCGACTATAATCTCTTAACTGAGACCAATAGTTGGCGAGCTGAAATGTTGTTGAACGGCTTTAAGGTGGCCGTTGACAGCTTTTGGTTCTGTAAGCGGGAGGGATTTGATAAAGGGACATACCCCCTAGTGGATGACCTTCGCGAAGTCTTTGACTTTGCTCGGGTTGGCCCTGGTGCGAATATCCTTGCGAGGAGTGGAGATTTCTACTCCAAGCTATTCTCTTCCCCCCTTACTTGTAGCAACACTTCCTTGTCCTTTTGGTACAAGCACTGCATTTCACGTCTACCGGAATGGCGTCGAGCTGAGGAAGCTCGTGAAGCCGCATACGGTTCAGCAAAATCAGTGCGAGGCTCTCGCCTTAGCTTTGTTCCTAAGAACGACAAGATCTCACGCTGTATATGCACCGAGCCCACGCTAAATACGTGGTTTCAATTAGGTCTCGGTGGTATCTTAGAACGTAGGCTTCGTGGTCGGTTCGGAATCGACCTCGAGACCCAGCAGTTTAAGAACCGTGAGCTTGCCAGGTTAGGCAGTATTACCGATGGTCTGTCAACGATAGACCTAAGTAGTGCTTCCGATAGTATCTCCTTGCGTATGCTTCAGTGGGCTTTGCCTCCTGATATGCTGCGTTTGCTGGTGTCCCTGAGGACACCTGTTGCAGAGGTACCAGGCCTGGGCGCAGTGGAACTCCAAATGGTTTCCACAATGGGGAACGGTTATACGTTCCCGTTGCAAACAATCCTGTTTGCCTGCGCAGTCGTCGCCTGCCTCCGCTTCCGGGGAATACCCGAGAGAGGGGACAGGTCCGATCAACTTTGGGGTGTCTATGGAGACGACATCATTTGTCCGTCAGCAGTGACGGATGATGTGGTGTTCCTCTTAAACCTCCTTGGTTTTCGGGTTAACGACGATAAGTCCTTTGTAAAAGGACCGTTCCGAGAGTCATGCGGGGCTGACTTCTATCATGGCACCGATATCCGTGGTGTCTATGTAAAGAGGCTGGCTGACCCAAGTGACCTCTTCACTGTAGTTAACCTACTTATCCGGTTCTCAACAAGAACCGGGATCTCCCTCAGACGTACAGTCACTTCCTTGCTTGCCAGTTTACCTGGCCGGCTTCGAAAATACTGTATTCCTCCTTGGGAGAACATCGACTCGGGCATCCAAGTACCTTGGTCTTTTGCTCGTGCGTACGTTCGATCCCGTAATGGGTTCAAAACGTATTACTGCAGGGTCGTGAGACCCTGTAGGATACGCATTAGCGATGACGGGTACGTTGTCGTGCCTAGACGACATAAGCAGCTCATTTACAACCCTAGCGGGTTGATGGTGAGCTTTCTACAGGGTGCGATTAATGGTTCGACCCGTAAAGATAGCGATATCTCCGGGTACATAGGGGTCCGTGAGGACTCTTTGAAACGAACCACAAAGCGCCGTGTCACATCCATGTGGCACGTTATCGGATCCCCAAGTCCTACATACCGGTTGGTTCACCGGACAGTAGGCCTAGGGGTGCCAGCGGGTT